AATACGCCTGTTACATGAACGCTGCCAACTTCTCCGTTAGGAATGTCGGTACCGATTACGCCGATACGGCCAGCTGCTCCGGCTGTAAGCACAACGATTGTGCCGGCTGTAATCTTTGAACCGCTGCCATTAGTATAGTCAAGGCTTTCGCCTCTCTGCCAATAACTTGCTGTAGCCATGGTCTATTTCCTCCTTCCTTACGATAACGGATCTGCAACTGTGGTGCCAGGATTCTTGATAGCACCACGGAAGTCCATAACGTTAACGCCCCAATCAAGGTAGATATCCCAGATAAATCCGAGCTGACCGGGAGCCTCCATACGACGGATGGTAGGTATCTCCTGACCGTTAAGGTAATCAACCTCGATGAATGCTGTATCTTCTGTGTCGCCAATGAGGAACCAAGGCATTGTGTTGCCAAAGCCGCCGCAAAGTACGTTGATTGTAGGGTCCTCAACAACCTCGATAGTGTTAGCATAGCGATACAGAGGGTTAACTGCCTGAGTATTGCCGGCTGTGTTAATCATAGGGCTGTGAAGGATTGTGTAGATATCAAATGCCATACCAGCAGGTACAACCAACTTAGCAGGTCTGATGATGATTTCCTGTCCAAACTGATCTTTCTGTGTCTGAAGAGCCATAATCATCTTCTGTAAAGCTGCCTGTGTGATACCGGTACCGGTAGCAAGAACGTTCTTGTGTCCTGAAGTGAACAGCTGTGTTCCATCGTAGATAACAGCATTGTTTACGATGATATCGTAAACTTGTCTGTTGATGGTCTTTCTTGCTGATGCTGCGTATCTTGCCGGTAAGCTTGTTACAAGCTCGATATCGTCATTGATGAAAGCCTGTCTTGTCAGTGTGAACTGACGGCCGTATGTCTTTAACTGTCTGGTAGGAAGCTTCTCATCACTGGGCTTGTCTGCCTTAAGCTCTCCGCCTTCGGGTACTAACAGGAACTCACCTGTAGGGCCTGCAAGGTACTTGTTGTCAGTGATCTTGAAATCCTTAAGTGTTCCCTTCTTTGTGAAGCGGTCAAATGTAACCTGAACCTTCTTGTGTCCCTCAACGTATGCCTTGTTGATGGCATTGTCAAGGATGCTGGGGAATGCTGCTGTGGGATTGAAGAACTGTCTTGAAGCCATTGTGTAAAGCTCGTCTGCACTCTTCCTGTTAAGCCCTGACTCGTTAGGATTTGACTCAATGAATAAGTCCCTAAGAGACATAGACATAAGCTCCCTTGCGCCCTCTGCCGGATGTTCAATCTCGATTCCGCTTCTCATTACGAGTGCGTCACCTGCTGCCCTGCGGAACTTATCTTCTGCACTGTTAGACACTTCTACGTCTGCTGTACCTCTTGCTGCTATGGGCTGGCCATTCTGCATAAGCTGGTCAAGTACTGCTGAACGTACCGCATCAACGCTCATTCCGCTTGCTACATAAGTGCTTGCATCAAGATTGAAACTTCTACAGATGTTTTCAATCTCACGGATTCTGTTTCTCTCTGCAAGTCTTACTGCTTCAAGATCGGGTTCGGGTGTTGCTGTGGGCTGAGTCTGTCTTTCAGCTGCATCTAAAGCTTCAAGCTCTCTCTGACAAGTATCAAACTCTGCCTGCTCTTCAGCGGTCAGCTCTCGTCCTGCGGCTCTTGCTGCGTTGAGAAGCTCCTGCTGTCTTGCAATTAACTCTTCTCTTGTTCTCATTTGTTTTTCTCCTTCCCGGAAATTTTGTTTTTGTTTATTTGGAGCTGCTTTTCACAAAAGTAAAAGCCGCTTGTTCCCTTTGTTTCCTCGCCTGACTTCTTGTTATCAGACTCGTTATTCTCTGTGCCTGCTTCTGTATGGTGTGATCTTCCGACTCCGACTGTAGGATCTGCCGGTATGCTGACTATGGATATCTCGTAAGGTGTCCATTTTGTCGCTATGTCACAAGGCCCGGTAAATCTTCCGTCGGTGCTTTTCTTGTTGGCTGCTACCTCTTCCCATACTTCAACCATATATCCGACTGACACACCCTTTAAGGTGCCGCCCTTTACCTTCTGGTAGATAATCTCGCTCTTTTCGTCCTCGTCAAACTCGACTGTTGCCTTGCCTCTGAGGTCTTTAATCTCTGCACTGATTATCTTTCCGATAACTTCATCCCGGTTATGATTGAATAACAGTACGCCTATACTGTTAAGCCTATCCAGGTTAACAGCTCCTTCGGCATGGGATAGTATCTCTGTCCCCCACCATCTATCGTATGGCTCTTCGGAACTGAACGACAATTCAAACCTTCGCCCGTTCCCTTCGCCTTCTACGGCTCTGATGGAGTTAACATTTAAGCATCTCTGTAATGTTCCGTTCTGTTCGGTGCTTTTGTTTCTCTCTGGCATCTCGTTTATCTCCTTTCCACACTTTCGCAAATGCGGAAATGTTAGTATCTATTTTAAGCCCTGTCCAATAAATCGGACTATGCTTATTCTTGCTGCTCGCCTTGTTCAATAACTTCAAGGGTTTTCTGCCCGAATAGGATTGATGTTAGGTCTATACCTAAACCGCTTGCATACTCTATAACTTCTGCCATATCGTCAAGCTGCTGTCTCCAATCCTTGCCGTTCTCTCCGGCTATCTCTTTGAAAGTCTTTTGTCCGGTTTCTAAAGCGGTTCTGTTGGCTGTGGATTCCTTTACAGGATCTATCCACGGCTTCGGTGCCTTTATCCAGTCATGGCTTAAGTATCTTTCCTTTTCGCCCTCTTCCCAGAATTTAGGGATGTCAAGCTTTCCGGCAAGTACAGCTGATATAACAAAGGTTTCGTATATCTCGTCCATAACCTCTGCAAGAAGCTCACGCTCTGCGCTACAGGTTAAGTCATCTTCGATTATTCCCTGTCTTGCGCTGGAATAATTAGACTCTGACATATCCCTTGACATAGCTTCATAGCTTATGCCCTGTCCTGCGCCTATAAGCCTTTGCTGTAATTTTGTAAAGCTTGTAGCGTCTGCCGCCTGTCCTGAAGGGTTGACAACCTGCACTTCGTCACCGGCATTAAGCTCTTTAATCATACCGGGACTGAGCATCTTTCCATCATAGCTTGTACGCTCTGCTGATGCTGCTCCTGTTCCTGATCGTCCTATTCCGCCTGTAGGTATCGACTTCTTGATAAAGACGGATAAACAAGCCTCTATTCTCTGTTTTACGGATATAGACATCATAAACTCGTTGACATCCCTTATCCTTGTGATTGTCGGTGCCATATCTGACATCTCACGGATCTGTGACGGTCTTTTTTTCGAGAAGTAGAATATTACATCATCGGCTTTTACCCATATAGGCTCTGTGATAGTAAATCCGTCTAAGTCGTACTGTCTGATAAAATATCCAACGGGCTTATTCCACTTGTTGTACTCTATGCCGCCTACAACCTTGTTGCCGCTGTTATGCGGTGTCATAGTGTCACTGTCCAGCTCGTCAACTTCCACCATCTGCAACTTGAACGGTAAATATCCGTCCGGTGTATATCTCTTTACAAACAATATGCCTCCGTCCACCTTCTTACGGTGTACAGCCATTCTAAGCATCTGACTAAGGCTCTGCGTTCCGGTGACATCGCAATTTCGTTTTTTACACCACTTCTTCCAGGCTTTTTCAATGGTCTTGTTAAGCTCCGGTTCTCCGGTCTGTGCCTGTAAAGAATAGCCACCACCTATGATGTTTCTTTCAAAAGCTCCAATGACCGAGTTCATAATATCGCTATTACGCTCTAAGTCTCTCGCTCTCGCCAGTACATTCATTCGGCTGTATCTGTCTGTCAGCTCCGCCGATTGATTATCAACTCGCCAATTCTGATTAGGTCTGTCATAATCTCCTGCATCGTAATTTCTCAGCCAGTCATAAGCCCTTCTGTATGCTTCACGCTCATAGGCTGCCTTTGGGCTAAGCTTCGCCACTATGCTATCTATCAAACCCATGTCCGGCCTCCTTTAGCGTTTATCGAATACGGCAACATAGCAGTCGTCAAAGAAGCTTGTCTGATTCTCTGCTGCCTCTTGCGCCATAAGATCATTTCGTATCTTGTACAGTTCCTTAAGGTCAGCTCTTTTCAGATAACGGGATCCTATCTTGTATTCCTGACCTGCAACCGCAATCTTATATATGGCATTGTTAACTTCCTGAAGTAGCTCCGGAGTTGACATCAACATTGTGTTCTGAAGTGTAATCTCCTGTGTATTTCCTCCTGCCATATTTTCACCTTCTTTCCTGCGGTCTATCTATCTTATCCGAGCCAGTTATCATGCTTTGATAACCACTCGCCTTGATTATATTTATCTTCGGGTTGTGCCGGTTCCTGCTTCTGCTGTTCCCGTCCTACTTCTTCCTGCTCTTTCAAGTGTAGGCTTCGGACTCCCAGGATGTCGGCAGCTGACATATTGTAAACTTCTGTATCGAGAAAATGGTTGTCTGCGTGTGAGTGCTTCGGCTTCCATACCTGCTTGACCTCGCCATTGTTTCCCTTGACGTTAACCTTTTCCTCTGCCGTAACCTGATTACAGTATTCATCGTCAATGCCGTTGAATACCATCCAGCTTCCTTTTCCGTTTGGCTTCTGCATCCTTCCGGCTATCATGTCTTTATATTTTCCGCCGTCAACCAAAACAAGAGTCATGCCGTATGCGCTGCTGCCTTCTTTGTTTATCTTTGACAGCTTGTAATGCGACAACTGGGCGTGTGATGATCCTTTAACGGGTAAAGCCCATTCGCTATGTTCCATACAGAAATCATATACATCGTCGGTCTGATCTCCGGAATCCACTAAGCACAACTGTACAATCATCGGTGTACCGTCCGGCTTTTTATATTCCAGGTTCATAACCCTGTCTATCTCTTCAAACGATAAAGCCTGTCCTCTTGTTACCAGCTGGCTTGTAAGGAAATCTCCCCATGCTCTTATACTGTAATACAAGCTTGTTTCCTGTACATCGACTCCGGCTGTAAGCATCTTCGCCCATTCAGGTACCACAAACTCGTCAAGCTCTGTCTGTCTTTCTCTTACTAAGTCTGCGCTCGTCTTTAAGTGGGTATCTTCCCATGGCTCCGCTAACCAGCTGTTTACAAAGTTCTGAAATTCCTCCGGATCATCCTTTGACTTCAGAAATTCACGGGCTATATCAGAAAACCGAACAAACGGACTATACAGTGTATTCATCCAAAAGGCTACGGACTGCGGCGTTTCCTTTTTCTGTTTTACAGTTCTCCACTCGCCTTTTTTAAGGATCCTGTTTTTGTCGCTGTCGGTTATGAAGCATCCGCAAGACTGACACACATAGTTTGCAAGTTCGGCCCTGTCCTCGTGAGTCATGCCCTCGCCCTTCGGAAATCTGATATTGCTAAACTTAAGCTCTATGTATTCCTTACAGTGCGGACACGGTACAAAGTAATGCTTCTCGCAATCTGCTCTTTCCTTCGCTTCCCAGATGTGACCGCTTTTTGTTGTCGGCGTTGATGTTATGTATATCTTTCTGTTTGGGAATGTCTTTGTACGTTCCCTCGCAAGCTTTATGGGATCCGCTTCTTTCTTGCTGGCTCCCGGATATTTGTCTACTTCGTCAAGAAACAAATACTTAATCGGTTTTGATGCAAGCCCTGACGGTGAGTTACTTCCGACTAAGGATATAAACATACCGTCAAATTGCAGCTCTAAGAGTTCTGAGTTATCGTCATATCTCTTGTCAAGCTCCGGCGCAAGCTTTACCATCTTCTGTACTCTGTTTCTGGAAGTCCACTGTGCTATTTTGTCTGTCGGATATACAACCATTGTAGGTGACGGGTTCTGTTCGATTATGTAACCGATCATGTTAAGCATGGCTTCTGTGCCGCCTACCTGAGTAGGTTTGCAGAATATGATCTCTTCGGTCATATAATTGTTAAACTCGTCCATTATCCCTATCAGATACGGTGTTGTGGTATTGCTCCACAATCCGGGTATTGCCGATGTGGTAGCGTCAAGCATCCTTGACTTCTCGGCCCACTCGGAAACGGTCATATCTTCCGGCGGTAATAACAGCTGTAAAACATCGTACCAGTACTTCTTTACGATGAATTTATCAAACCTTATCCTTTGCGGACTTTTTCTCATTCAGCATCCTTCCCTTCGGTGTAGGTATTTCTTCCTGGTCCTCTTCGATAACCGCACTCTGTACGAATCCACGCAACAAAGATGTCGTTATCTCGTTAAGCTCTTTTTCGACTTCCCGGACTTCTACCGGCTTAAGCCGTCCTGTAAGTCTGCCTGTGATCCTGTTGGGTATGCCTAAAATGTAATTCCGCAACTGTATAATCATGCGGCTATAGTCAACCTTTGCCTCTTCGATAGAGATATACTTGCCGCTGGCTATATCCGTTTTAAGCCTGTGTAGTTCTCCCTGTGACTCTTTGAGTGCTACTTCTGCCTTAAGCTTCTGTACTGCTAACTCGTCAACAGTTTTGTTTTTCTCTCTGCCGTTGGCTTTGTCCGACAGATAGCTAATATATTGCTTAAGGGTTGTGACAGTCGGATATTTGACCGCCCTTCCCTCTTTGTACTGTTTGATCGTCCCGTCTGATACAAGCTGCTCTACCCGTCGGGAGGACAAGCTGAGCAGATTTGCCAGCTCGTCCTTCGTCAAATACGCTCCCAGTGTCGGTAATTCTTCCGCAAGTTGTACCGGTGCAACTTCACTCTTTTTGTAAACTGCCTTCTTCGGTACGGATTTTTTGGTTTTGCGCTTCCGGGTAGTTGTTTTCTTCGCTGTCGTGGTGGCAACTGGAACATTTATATCATGGGGCTTTTCATCAATCGTCTTTGTCTTGGTCGTCTTAGTGGCGGCAGCTTTCTTTGTAGTCTTTGCCTTGACCGGCTTCTCTACTTCTTCAACCTTGACATCTTCAGGCTTAGCCTTTGCCGCCGTCTTTTTCGTGGCCGGCTTCTTCGCTGTCGGTTTCTTTGCCGCCGGCTTCTTGACTGCCGGCTTCTCGGCTGTGGTCTTGGTTGTCTTTGTGGTACTCTTCTTTGTTGCTGCCATCCTCTATCCCCCAAAATAGATTGAGGCAGGGGTTTCTTGACCTCTGCCTCACAATTTATTACGGTATCATAATAGCATAATTGATACTACCTTTGTGTACCTTTTTATCCCTACGGGATAAAGTCTGACAATTTGCTTAAATCGTAACGAAATGTGTACAAAATTTCGCACTTTATCCCCAAAAAGCTTGCGCTCTCCCCGACC